TGGAAATTTTTATGTCATCATTTCGATAAATACGGTTTAGCCGTATTGATACAAATGAGCATTACGTTCGTCACCAGTCAAAGGAGTTTGGCTGCCCATTTGCCAAGGCAAATGCGAGGGACAGAAATGTCTAGGGAAAGGGCACTGATTTTTAATCAGTGGTTGTATCAGGAGGCGGGTGTTACAACAACGGTCTTAGGGCCCCGAGGCGATCGAAACATGGTGCGTGTAATGCAGCCATTTTCGACACTCACACGTTACGTGGAAAAGAAGCTTATAACAACTGCGGCGGGTTGGGCATTCGTACACGTAACATAGCTGCCGCTCCGTAGAAAGGAGTCTGCGGATGGACTAGCTTGACCGACATGAAGTCTAAAAGTCCAGTGTTCCCCTCACGCAGGGGATAAGGGTTCCTAGCAACTAGGCGAAGAACCACGAAAATTTAATTTTAGTAGCAATAAACAATATAATAATAATAAATCTAATAATAAACAAAAGTCCCGTAAGGGCAACAAATCTAATAGAAATGCACCTGACAATCGGTCCTTGATAGAGAGGGCCGTTCGCAAAGAAGTTCGTGACTTGACTAGGTCATATGGGGCTTCCCGCGCGGTTAGTGCGGCTGTTAGTGGTACTGCAGGTCAGGGAGTGCGGGCACTCCGGACCATGTATGGTAGAGGAGACTACAGTGAAAACGTCAATAGTTTAGTGATAGGGGGAAAAGCCTTGAAGGCCCCAAGTTTCGGCCAGACTGGTCGTATAGACGTGGATTCAGTCCAATTTTCGCATCGCAACAATTTTGATTCAGTGGTAGTCCCACTGAACGGAGATTTTGCTGTTCAGTCATATTTGGTGAATGCGAGCAATTCAACTCTGTTCCCGATGTTGGCTAGATATGCGGAAATGTATGAAAAAGTCAGGTTCAAAAGCTTGATTTTTGATTTTGAATCTCACACTAGTCCTTTCAACACCACTTCGGCAATGGGTACTGTTATGATGGGTTTTCTGTCAAATCCTGCTGAAAGCGACTATCTCACTGAGAATGAGTTTTTGAATTCTAGTGATTCGGTTTCAGGTAGACCAGACAAGAATCTTGTGTATGGCGTCGAGTGTAAAGCATCAAAGTGGTTGTACACCCAGAATGACTTTCTGGAAACAAACAACGCGATCGGAAATTACGCAATGGGCAAACTGCAGGTCGGCACTTTCGTAGGGCCTGGTTACACTGCTGGTGCAGTGTTGGGTCGGTTACGAGCAGCATACACAGTTGAATGTTCTGGTGTGCGGCTGCGACCTTCTGCTATGGTTCCAGGTACCGAAATAGGAACGTTTTTCCAGATAAACACGGATGTTCAGACCAATTATCCAAATGCGACATACACAGACCAAGCAAATGCTAACGTGGATGGTTTGAATGGTGTTTACTCGGACCCGGTGATCACTGGAGTTTGTGACGGCTTCACTTTTGGGTCGTTGGCGGGGGGCAGATATCGTTTGGTGTTTCCCACCACTGCATTGACCAAAGGTGACAGAATTAAGATCACTTGTCAATTCAGAGATTTCCCGTTGTGGTTGACTGACACAGTCGCTATGATGGGAAAAATCAGGTGTGGTATCATATACACCGGTCCAATAACAGGTGTGGAGTTTGAAGAAACAGTGAATAGTGGCCAGATGGTGGTATCAGGATGTGATACAGCTCAGTCGCAGATGTATTCAAACACAATTTCGGGTCAATCATGTATATGTGTGGTGACTGGTGTGTACGATGGCACAGACAGAGGAGCAGGCAAGATTGAGTTCTATTCGCCAGCTTTGACTGATATTGGTGAAACTGCCCGAGGGAACGTGTTCACTCGTGTCAAGATTGTCTCAAATGGGGGAATATTGTGAGAACCATTTTCTATTTAGAATAACATAATCAATAATAAATAAATATAAATAAATAAAATAATAAAAGTATAACTAT